CGGGTGTCTTTGACCTCGCCGATCGCATTCGGGCAACCCGGGGCACAAAGCCCGTCTGGGCTTTCGTGGCCGAGCACGCTTTCTCGGCAGGCTATGCTCTGGCTTCCCAGGCCGACTGCATCCTCCTGCCGCGCACCGGTGCCGTGGGCAGCATCGGCGTGGTGGTCATGCATGCCGACCTCAGCGGCCAACTGGATCAGGATGGGGTGCGCGTCACGCTGATCCACTCGGGTCAGCATAAAGTGGAAGGCAATCCCTATGAGCCGCTCCCCGAAGCAGTCCGCGAAGACATCCAGCGCGAGATTGATGTGCTGCGGTTCCTCTTCGCCGAGACTGTCGCCGCTGGTCGGGCCGGTCGGCTGAGCCAGGAAGCGGCGCTGGTGACCGAGGCCGCGACCTATCGAGGGACGGATGCCGTCGCCGCAGGCCTTGCCGATGAAGTCACAGATCTGGCGCGCGGCTTTGCCGGCTTTCGCCAGATGCTGTCCAGCCCCCCACCACTTTCATCCTTCCGCGCGCGACGCGCATCCCTTCCTCAGCCCAAACAGGAGGCACTCATGGCACAAGCGAACAAGCCCGACGACAGCACAGAGGACACCGACGCTGGTGTGACGAACTCTGTCGAAAGCAAAAACGATGCCGCCGCTTCGCCGCCGGCCACGCCAGCCGAGGCCCCCGAAGCATCTCGGCGGCCTGTATCGGTGGCTCCTGCTCCCAGCAATCTGGCAGACCTCTCGGTCGAGTTGCGCGAGGCGGCAGCGGAGATCGCCGAGATCGTGGCGCAAGCGGGCCGGCTCGGCATCGCGATCGATGCCGCGAAGGCGCTCCGCGATGGCACAGCGCCAGAAGCCCTCCGCAAACTGGTCCTTCAACGCGCCGCTGCAGCAGTTGACGCGCGCGACATCGTTGCGGCCCCACCTTCGCCTATCCTGCCCAAATCCGCGGAAAGCCCGATTGTGGCGGCCGCGAAAAAGGCTGCTTCGGCGGGCACCAGGGGCTGAGCCGCTTTTCCTGATTTCTGCACCGCCCACCTGATCCCCCGCCGCTCCTCCTCGGCGGGGGATTTCTTTTTGACCCTCACATCTTCGGAGATTGCCCATGTCCGTGCTGACCCAACCGCCCACGATGGGCGACGTCCTAAAATACGAGCTGAACCACAACTTCACCCGCGAGACCGTCACGCTGCTGGCCGGCACCAGCTACGCCGTTGGCGCTGTTCTTGGTCGCATCACCGCCAGCGGCAAGATGAAGCTCAGCACCGCCACTGGTACCGACGGCGCGCAGAACGCGGCCGCTGTCCTGCTTTACGACGTGGACGCGACAGCGGCTGATACGACCGGCATCGTCGTCCTGCGCGGCCCCGCCATCGTCTCAAAAGCCGCGCTCGTGTTCGACGCCAGTGTTGATGACGCAGCCAAGAAGGCCGCCAAGCACGCCCAGCTGACAGCGCTCGGCATCATCCCGCGCGACGCTGCCTGATCCGGCGCATCGCCCGTTCTTCCCGTCGCGCTTTCGCGTGTCACCCCTCATTCCCCGGAGTTCCTCATGACCATCACGCGCAACCCGTTTGACGCGGGCGGCTATTCGCTCGCTGAGATGACGCAGGCCATCAACATCCTGCCAAACCTCTACACCCGCCTCGGCCAGATCGGCCTCTTCCGCTTTGAAGGCGTCACCCAGCGTTCGATCGTGATCGAACAGCGTCAGGGTGTCTTGAGCCTCCTGCCCTCGGTGCCGCTCGGCGCGCCCGCCACGGTCGGCAATCGCGAGGCACGGTCGATGCGCAGCTTTGCCCTCCCTTGGATCCCACATGACGATGTGATCCTGCCGGCCGATATCCAGGGCATGCCCGCGCTGGGCCTCTCAGACGCGGCCGATCCACTCGTGGAGGTGATGAGCCGCAAGCTGACGCTGATGCGCCGCAAGCATGCCCAGACCCGCGAATATATGGAGATGAATGCGCTCCGCGGCATTGTGAAGGACGGTGCGGGCACCACCCTCTACAACTACTTCACCGAATTCGGCATCGAGCAGATCTCGGTCGACTTCGTCTTCGGCACGGCGGGTACGAATGTGCAGGGCAAGGTTCGCACGACCTTGCGCGGGATCGAGGACAGCCTTCTCGGCGAGACCATGACCACGGCGCATGCACTCGTCAGTTCCGAATTCTTCGACAAGCTGATCAGCCACCCCAAGACCGAGGAAGCCTACAAGTTCTTCTCCGCCACCGGCGGCCAGCCCCTGCGCGAGGACATGCGGCGCGCCTTTCCATTCGCAGGTATCCTGTTCGAGGAATACAACGGCTCGGTCACGCTTTCGAACGGCACCTCGGAACGCCTGATCCCCGCGGGCGAGGGCATCGCCTTCCCGCTTGGGACCTTCGACACCTTCACCACTTATGGTGGGCCGGCAAACCTTCTCGAGACCGCCAACACCGTCGGCCTGCCGCTTTATGCGCGGCAGATGATGGACGCCAAGGGCCGCTGGATTGATCTCATGACCGAGGCCTCGATCCTGCCGGTGAACAAGAGACCACGGCTTGCGATCCGGATCTTCAGCTCGAACTGAGGACGCTGAGCCATGACGGCCTTTGCCGTGGCCATCGATCTGCTCTTCGCTGATCCGAACCTTGCCCATGAGGCCTGGCATCGCGACAGCGAAGGGCAGTTCACGCTTATTCGAATCATCATGCGTCGTAATGATGATGTGACCACATTCGGGGCCGCGCGCCTGGTGTCAGAGACTATGCGCTTTGATGTGCGCGTCTCGGAACTCCCCGCGCCCCGCCCAGACGAGCAAGTCCTCATCGGGGATGAGACCTTCCTGATCCAAGGCGAACCAATCCGAGATCGGGACCGCCTGATCTGGACCATTGTGGCGGCACCCGCGTGAAACTTCGCCTTGAGATCTCCGGCAGTATCGCGGCCGATATGCGGGCCGAAATTCTCGCTGGGGAAAAAGCCGTCTCAGGCGCGGTGCGCGGTGCGGCCCTCAGCCTCAAAACCGATTGGCGCGGGCAGATCACGGGTGCTGGCCTCGGCGCACGGCTGGCTCGGACCATCCGCTCCGAAGACTATCCAAAGGGCCGACCCAGTCTGAATGCGGCCGCCCTTGTCTGGTCAAACGCGCCTGTGATTGTCGGCGCGCATGACACCGGCCCGCTCATTCGATCGAAAAGTGGTCTCTGGCTCGCCATCCCGACCGCTGCGGCCGGCAAATCCGCCCGTGGCGGTCGGATCACGCCCGTGGAGTGGGAGCGCCGACGCGGTGCTCCGCTGCGGTTCATCTACCGGGCGCGGGGTCCCAGCCTCCTTGTGGCCGAGGGACGGTTAAACAGTCGCGGGCTTGGCGTGGCATCACGCGCAAAATCCGGGCGGGGCCTTGCTAGCGTGCCGATCTTTCTTTTGGTCCGGCAGGTAAAGCTCACCAAGCGGCTGGACTTGGCAAAGGCAGCACAGGCGGCGGTGGGGCGTATTCCTAGCGCGATTGTGGCGAACTGGGTGTCTGGAAAGCTTGGGTCGTAACCCGCTCCATCTGATGCCTTGGTCAATTTACGAGAGGTAGATTGGTAGGCCCGGAGGGACTTGAACCCCCAGCCAAGGCGTTATGAGCGCCCTGCTCTAACCATTGAGCTACAGGCCCAGCCGAGCGCCTCTGTGATCGATTTCTTGTCAGAGAACAACCCGATGCCCACCCAACGCGAAACCATCCTCACCGCCTTGGCGGATCTCCTGCGCACGATCCCGCATGTGCCGGTTCTGCGCGGCGAGGTTTTGCCCGAACGCATCCCACCCGCAGGGCTGATGATCTTGCGCGATGGCAACCCAGGCGAGCCGAGTGTGACGCTGTCGCCGCTCATGTATCACTACCAGCACCGGGCAGAACTTGAGATGATCGTGCAAAGTACATCGGCGCGCGATGGGCTGTTCGATGCGCTGGCAGCGCAGATCGGCGCCGTGCTGGCTGCCGACCGCACTTTGCGCGGACTTTGCGACTGGGCGGAACCCGATGCTCCTGAGCCTGTCGATCTCGCCATTGAAGGGGCTGCGTCTTTGAAGGCGGGGATCATTCTGATCACGCTGCACTATTCAACAGCCAACCCGCTGGCATGACGTTCAACCACGATAGGAGAATACAATGGCACGAGCCCATGGGGCGCGGGCGCAAATGGCGCTGGCGTTCGAGACTGTCTATGGCACTGCACCCGCCACCGGGTTCCGCACGGTGCCCTTTGCCAGCACCACGCTCGGATCCGAGCAACCCTTGATTGCCTCAGAGCTCTTGGGCCAGGGGCGCGACCCGCTGGCCCCGATCAAGGATGCGGTCACGGCGGATGGCGACGTCGTCGTACCGATCGATGTTGAGAACTTTGGCCTTTGGCTAAAGGCAGCCTTCGGAGGTCCTACGACCACTGGTACGACACCGAAGACCCACACGTTCCAGTCGGGCAACTGGTCGCTTCCAAGCATGGCGATCGAGACGGGCATGCCAGAGGTGCCGCGCTATGCGATGTACACGGGCTGCGTTTGCGATCAGCTGAGCTGGCAGATGTCCCGATCGGGGCTTCTGGCGGCAACCGCGCGGCTGGTGGCGCAGGGTGAAAGCGCCGCCACTGCCACGGCGGCAGGCACGACCACCGCGCTTAGCTTGCAGCGCTTCGGGCATTTTAACGGGTCGATCACCCGCAATGGCACGCCGCTTGGCAATATCATCTCGGCGGAGGTCACCTATTCCAACGGTCTTGATCGGATCGAGACCATCCGCGCGGACGGCAAGATCGAGGGCGCTGATCCCGGCATGGCATCCCTGACCGGGCGGATGGAAGTGCGCTTCGCCGACACGGCCCTCATCACCCAAGCCCTGGACGGCACGCCTTGCGAGTTGGTCTTTGCCTATAGCCTTGGGGCAAGTGCCAGCTTCACCTTCACGGCTCATGCTGTCTACCTGCCGCGCCCCCGGATCGAGATCCCAGGGCCGCAAGGCATCCAGGCGACCTTCGAGTGGCAGGCGGCCAAGGCCGCAAGTCCTGCGCGCCTCTGTACCGCCATCCTCGTCAACACTGTCGCCTCCTACTGAGAGACCCACCCATGCTGACCCTCGATCTCACCAACACACCTTTCTGGCGCGAGCTCGTCCCCGGCGTGCGCGTGAAGCTTCGCCCGCTCACTACGGCGCTGATGGTGGCTGCACGCAGCGACCCCGCGATTGCCGACCTCCCGAAAGAGGCGAGAACGGAGGAGGCGGCACTGGCGATGGCCAAGGCATTGGCGCGATCGGCAATCCTCGACTGGGAGGGGATTGGGGACGCCGAGGGAGAGTCATTGCCGGTAAGCCCCGAGGCGATCGACGCGCTTTTGGATATCTGGCCGATCTTCGAGGCTTTCCAAAGCCTTTATGTCGCGAAGGGCTTGCTCTTGGACGCGGAAAAAAACGCCTCATCGCCCGTGCCGAGTGGGAGTTCGGTGGGGGCGACAGCTACTGCGCAGCCTGCGGACCCGTCTGCCCTGACTGCCCTGCACGACTGAACCAGCCGCTCACGGTTGAGGGTTGGCTGGTCTGGGACCTGATCAGCCGCATGGGAGGCCAACTCCGCATCGTCCCCGGCGCGGTGATCGGCTGGGATATGGGCGCGGCCTTTGCGCTTGGTGCGGCCTTAGGTGTGCCGGCCCCCGCTATCGGGGAACTTTTACCTGCCATCGAGGCGGTGATGGTGCGTAAGGTCAATGAGGGGCTCGCAGCAAACCACGACTGACCTTCATCAACAGGACCTGTCCTCCCTATGGCTGAAAAACGCATCTCTGTGAGGCTCGCCGCAGTCGGCGGCCGGCAGGTCCGTACTGAGCTTGAAGGCATCGGCGAGGCTGGCACCAAGGGCTTTGGTCGGTTGTCTTCAGAAATGGAGCGGGCGAACGCGCGGCTTGCGGGTTTTGCAACCAAGGCCGGGATTGCGCTTGCGGCGATGACCGCCGCGGCAGCGGCGGCCGGTGTGGCGATGATCCGTTCGGGCCTCGACACGATCGGCGCGCAGGCCGACATGGCGGCTTCGCTGAAGACCTCGGTGGAAAGCCTGCAGGTCCTAACCCTGGCGGGTGAATTGGCCGGGGTCTCACTGGGCGAGATCGAACAGGCGACGAAGAAGCTGACCACCCGGCTTTCTGAGGCTGCGTCTGGGTCAGGATCTGCCGTTGGGGCGTTGAAGCGGTTGCATCTCTCGGCGCGGGATCTCCAGGCTTTGCCCTTGGACGAACGGATCGCCACGATCCAAGACGCCTTGGCCCGACTTGTCCCTGAGGCAGAACGCGCGGCCGTGGCTTCGGATCTCTTTGGTGACAAGGCAGCTCTCGCATTCTTGCGGATCGATCCCGCGACGTTGCGCGAGGCGGCCAAGGACGTGCGCGACTTCGGGGTGGCCGTGAGCGCGACAGATGCGGTGCAGATCGAAAGGACGGGGGATGCGATTGCCAAGCTCAGTCTGATCTGGCTTGGCCTGACCAATCGCCTCACGGCGGCGGTCGCGCCTGCACTTGAAACCATCGCCAATGCGCTTGGCGATGCGGCCCGTGGCTCTGGCGTGTTGGGCGAGGCGATCACGGCGGTCTTTGACAATCTCGGCCGGCTGACAACCTATGCCGCAATCTTTGCCACTGTCATGGCCGGTCGCTGGGTCGCGGGGCTGGCGGCGGCCGCGTTGTCGGTCAAAGGCCTCGCCACGGCACTGGTCTTTCTGCGAGGTGCCTTTATCCGCACGGGGATCGGCGCGCTGATCGTTGGTGCGGGGGAGCTGGTCTATCAGTTCACGCAACTGGTAGGCAAAGTCGGTGGTGTGGGCGCGGCTTTTGGCCTCTTGCGCGATGTCGCGGCGGAAGCCTGGGATCGCCTCGCCCTTGCAGCTACAGCCGCGTGGTCGCGGGTTGAAGCCGGCTGGGCCAATGCACAGGCGGGCATTTACGATGGGCTGCAATCGGCGCTGACGGCCGTCGTGGGCTGGGGCAATTCTGCGGTCGGCACCTTCCAAGGCGCCTTTGACGCGGTGAAGGCGATCTGGGGCGCGCTGCCGCAAGCGATCGGGGATTTTGCCTATCAAGCGGCGAATGGACTGATCGGTGGCGTCGAGTCCATGCTGAATGCGGTGGTCACGCGCATCAATGGCTTCATCGAAGGGCTGAACGCGGCCCTCGCCCTCCTGCCCGACTGGGCCACGGGCGAGGGTGGACTGAAAATCGGCACGCTGGAGGCGGTGGACCTCGGCGGGATTGCCAACCCGTTTGAGGGCGCAGCCTCGGCCGCGGGCACCGCAGCAGCTGATGCTTTCCGTGCTGCCATGGGCACCACCTATATCGACGCCCCGGACCTCTTTGGGGGCATGGCTGATGCTGCGCGATCGCGTGCGGCAGGGTTTGGCGAGGCGGCAGGCATGTTGTCGGAGGCAGCCTCACGCCCAATGACAGCTTGGGAAGCCCTCAGGGCGGCGATGACAGGCGCGGGTGCCGAGGGCGAAGACGCGCTGAACGGCGCGGCAGCAGCAGCTGGTGCGCTCTCAGACGGGTTTGAAGACGCGGGCCGATCAGCAGGAGGAGCCGGTGGCGCGGCAAAGGCCGCGGCCGAAGAGGCTGCAACTGGCTGGGCGCAGGTCACGAAATCCCTCGCCGATTATGCCAAGGGCGCGATGGACTGGGGCAAAGGGCTTGGCGAGACGCTGACCTCCGCCTTCTCCTTGGCGGAAAACGCGTTCCGGCAGTTTGTGACCACCGGCAAATTTGACTTCAAATCGCTGGTCTCCTCGATCCTCGCCGATCTTGCGACACTGGCCTTCCGCAACGCGGTCTTGGGTCCGCTGGCCTCTGCGCTCTCGGGTGTCTTCGGCGGAGGCTCTTTGACAGCTGCAGTCTCCCATGCGGGTGGCATCGTGGGGTTGTCAGGCCATCGCCGAGACGTACCCGCACTGGCTTTTGCCGCTGCGCCGCGGATGCATTCAGGCGGTTGGGCGGGCCTGAGGCCGGATGAAGTCCCTACCATCTTGCAACGTGGCGAGCGGGTTTTAAACCGACGAGAGGCGGCAGATTATGGACGCGGGTCCCAAGCCGGAGCCGCGGTCAGCATCCACATCGATGCGCGCGGCGCACAGATGGGCGTGGCCGAGCAAATTGACGCGCGCCTTCGCGCGGCCATTCCGGAGATTGCGCGTATTGCCAAAGAAAGCGTGGCAGATGGGCGACGCCGGGGCCAGGTGATCTGAGATGGCCATTCCTGTCTTGCCCCTGACGCTCGTGTCCTCCCTTGAGCGGCGGCTCGTCGCATCTGTGGCCGAGGCCCGCTCGCCCTTTACCGGCACCTCGCAGATCCAAGACTGGGGCGCGTCGTGGTGGGAGTATCAGATCGAGATGGCGGTAACCCAAGGGGCCAAGGCCCGTCGTCTTTCCGCCTTCTTCGCCGCGCTTGGTGGCCTTCGGGGCCGGTTCCTCTTTCCCGATCCCTCGATCGAAGTGCCGGTAGCGGCGGGCAATCCGTATGTCACCGAGGCGCAGGTGGCGGGAGCAGCCACTTTGCGCACGGCAGGCTGGGGGCTTGGTCTGGGTGCGGGGGATTTCTTCCAGCTCGGATCGGACGCCACCGCTCGGCTTTACCAAGTAACCGCAGATGTCA